ACAGAAGAATATTCTGAATTACAATAAGCAAGAAACTTTTCAAATAATAATTTTCTAGCTTCCATATTGTCAAATGCAGAAATTATTATAACTGGAGATTCTCTAGTTGCATAACCTCCCATTCTACCAATTAAAATATCTAAGTTAGTACTTTGAACAAGTTTCTCATTTTTATATGTAAATGAATAATCATTATCATTAAATAGAGCAATAGTATTATGTAATGCAATGACTTTAGATTCACCTATATCCTGATGTAAAAACATTTGTCCACCAAGATTATGTTCTTCTACTAAGTCATAATCTACACTCAATACATTAAAACCTGCTCTTGTTAAAAAGAATGAAGTCCAAGAACCTATACCACCTGCACCAAATACTAATATTCTTACTGGCTTGTTATACCACAATGCATCTTTAAATCTGTCTTTACTCATATTACAATGTGTTTTCTTCTGTTAATAATTCTATTAATTCACTTAACACAACAAATTCATCAGCACTAAACATTAACTCTTCAACAAAGTCTTGCCAAGTATCATCTAATTCAGATTTAAGAATAAATGGTCTTTCATAAAACTCATATACCCATTTCTTAAAATTAGATTTTATAGAAGCAGCATAATTACTTAAATTAAAATCTTTAGATTGAGTTACTGAATTTTCTAAATCTTCCAATGCTTGTTCTAAATTATCATTTGGAACATCCATACCTAATCTTAGAATTTTACAAAACAATGGTTCTGATGCATTCCAAAAAGTAACTCCTTCGGAAGGAATAGAATTATTCTCTTGCCACCAACTAGCTTCATCAAATAACTCTGTTTGAGTGTATTTAGAATTAGGTTTAACATTTCCTACTTTAGGTTTATAAAAATCAATTTTTGGAGCAGGTTTAGGTTTGTTAATAGCTGTAAACTGATTTAAGAATGTTTCATCTACATTCCAAGTAGTTTCAGGTAAAACTATTTTACAATTATAATTACCTACATACTCATCTTCTTCTACTGATGATAATGTAGTTATAGAATTATCAATGTTTTGAAACTCAAATGTTGTAGGTGTAACTGTTTTAATCCTAAATGCAATCTTTGCAGAGAATTCATGTCTGTTGTTTACAATGATACTAAGATAAGGTTTAATGTGTTCTGAATTTTCTACTACTTCATCTGTATCTGTACCTGAAAAGAATGTTCTCATTTCATGGTGGCTGTGCAAATGGCCTATCTTTAAATGAAAATAGTCTTTTTCCATCATATAAGATAATACTCTTTGGTCAAAAGAATACTCAGTAAATCCTGTACTACCTTTATCTAATGGAATCATATCTTCCACTTTAATATAGACAGTTTCAGGTTTTGTAAGGTCACCTTCAATAGAATAAAATGTACAACCACTCCATTCTACTGTATTAATATGAGAACATAAATACTGTATCTTTTCCCAAACAAGATGAGATAGTTTTACAGGAATTGTATATTCAAAATCATACAGTTTCAGCTTTTTGATATTTTTCATTTATTAAATAATTTAGAATTTTAGAATAATAATGATTGTCATTCAACTTGTTATAAATATAACAAAGTGCTGGTTTAGTAACTTTAACTTCAAAGCTATCAGTTAGTGATGCATTAGTTATTGTTACAGGTCTTTTAGTCTTTTTAAATAAAACATACTTATCTTTGATTCTATACATTAAATCTGCTGAGCCAAGTTTATTTACTAATTCCCCATTACAATAAATAGTGAAACTAAATGGATAATTTGAAAAAGAAAATTGATTTTTAGTAAGTAATCCAACTAAAATCTTTTCAAAATAATCATCTTTAAATACTAACTGCTCATTAATAAGAAATACAGCATTCTCTTTAACTAACTCATCTATTAATGAATAGAAAAAATAATGAGTACCATTATTATCAATATGTCTAGCAATGTATTTAGCCAAGTTAATCAATTCAAATACTGATGATTTAGTTGCTGCACTATCTGTAAGAGTTGACATTCTGATATATGGTCCACCCTCTAATGACTCATACTGCAAATATGCTTTAAGATTAAGAAGAAATAAGTTAAATACATTTGGTACTTCTTCTTTATTCTTATTCAATACTTGCTCATATAACATCATCATTGACATAGTAATATCAGTACCTGAACCTAGACAAAAATTAGTAAAACCAGTTGTAGCAGAAGAAGGTAAATGAGAATGACTGTAATTTTTTTCAAGTTGCAATTCTGTAAAACTACCTCTTCTACCTTCTAATCCTCTTTTATTCATATCACCTTTTTGATTAATTCTAAACTTTACATACATATCTGTTATATGAATAGACTTGTTAAGTTTATTAGTAACTTTCAACTCAGGATAATGTATTACAACAGTTAATGTAGGAAAGTAATGAAATAACTCACTATTTGGCTCATCATATTCAAAATAATTAAATGGAATCTTAATATTAAATTTATAATTTAATACTGCAAATTCATCTTTTAGAATACGTGAATCATAGTCATAAGATAAATATATATCATAATCATATCCTTGTTTGTCTAATCCATCTTTGATGATGTTGTAAAACCAAAATATGTTTGATAAATTCTTATTTAATGTTTTGTAATACAATAATTTATTGATTCTATCTAAATCTACATTACGTTTATTATAAAACAATGATGCTATTCCTAACATATAGATATAAATTAAAAAGAGCCTGATTGTTAGTCAGGCTCTTTAGTTAGAAAATAATTTAAATCCTATTTTTCATGCTTTTAATCCATGCATCTTCTTCATCTGTGAGTAAATCTGACTTTACATTCATAGACTCACAAATAGTAGCAGCAGATACATGACCATTAATAAGGTCAAATGCAAGTTCAAAATCATCTTTTCTTGCTTTATACAGATTACTAAAACGTAATGTATTTATAGCAGATTCTAAAAGGTGAGATTCATCTTCTTCATCTTCATTGTCATAATCATCTTCATCATAATCATCATTTTCACTTTCATTTTCCCAAGATGATAAAAGAACTTCTAACTCATCTTTAGATTTGTTAGTGTAGTTTTTACCTACATTAAAATGCTCATTAGCAGCTTCTTTATCATCTTCAAATGCTTGTTTAATCTTTAGTCTTATCTCACTATAAGATAATCCACCACTCTTAGTTTTCTTAGGAGCTAACATCAATACAAATTCACCATCAGGAAGATTAGCTTCATCTAACTCTAAGTTAGAATTGTTTTTGTTTTCAACTGCTGTCATGTTAGATACTGAATAACCTTTGTCAGCCAATTCATTTTTAAGCTGACCCCAGTTAGTTGCACTAGATTCTACTACTGCAATACCTGTTGCAGTTGAATAAATTTTAATTTTTCTCATTTTTTAATAATTTAAAAAGTTTAAATAGTTAATTAATTGTTCTTTATTCCCTGCTTTTATAGCATCAGCAGGGTCTTTTTGAGTTGTGGGTAAAAGTAAAGATTGAGATTTGTCAGAATACTCAGAGTTAATATAATCGGTAAGTTTTTTAGATGCCTCAATTCCTGCTTTGTCATTATCAAACAGGACATATACATTATCAAACATCTTGATGTATATATCAAGATTTTCCATATCGGGAAACATACCTTCATTTTGAAAATAGATTACATTAAAACCTAAATTAGTTAGAACTCTCCAATCTTTATAAGATTTGGATATTATGAGATTCTTATCTAAAAAAGGTAGTGATTTAGTACCACCAATAGTATTCTTAGTTGTATTAGTAAACCATTTATTTGCTTTGACTTTAGGTCTGCATATTTTAACTTCATCCATAGGATAACTTATAGCATAAGTTGTTTCTGCTGGAAATGGATAAAAAATAGAATCTTTTATTTTATACCATTTAGTTGCAAAAATATTATCCTGGATTAGTTGTGATGAAGTTATCTCATATTGTGACCAATATGTTTTATGATAATCATCAAATGGTTTAGGACAAAACTCAATTAGGGTTGAATTAGTATTGCTAAATACCTTATTGTATTTTGGATATTCAGGCTCATTACTGCATCTAAAATTTGCAATAAAATCTATGGCTTCTTTAAAGGAAAGATTATACTTTAGCTGAATTACACCAATCATATCAAGATTTACAGTTCTTGTAGATGATGCAAAATCAGTAAAGTATAACTTTCCATTATGCCATTGAATCCAACATCCTGGACTATCATCATTTCTAAACGGAGATTGTATATATTCTCCAGTCTGAAAATTTCCAAATACATGTTTGAAGATTTCTTCTTGATTAACTTTCAAGAAAATCTCTTCTTTTGTTAGTGTTTCATGATAGCCATACATAGATTAAGAAATTTGGAGTGAATTAATCCCAAGAAGATTGAATTGGAGCATCCTCATTTGTAGTTTTTGCCCAATTAGAATTCATAAACCAAGATGTTCTTGAAATACTATGTACTTTAGCACCATCAACATAGATAAGACCTTTAGCAGCATCTACTGTATAAGAATTATCATTGATAGTAAATGTAACATTTTTACCTGCTACTGTAAGAGGATATTCTACATTGTCACAAGTAGCAATTCCATCATCTTTAGAAATGTGAACAGCTTTAAAATTACCTGCTTCATTAGCAGCAAATACTTTACCCTGTTTTACATTCTTTGGAATCTCTACATATTTAGAATCTCCATCACTCTTTGGTTGCCATTGATATTGTGTAAATACATCAATAGGTAATTCAGCAAAGTTAGCAGGAAGAGTTTTTACAAGAATATCACAGAAACTCTTAAATGAAGTAGCTCCTGCAAGTGCTTGTTTTAGCTCATCTTCAGTTACATAACACTTCATAATCTGAGTAATCTTTGCATTAAACTCATTGAATGCTGCAATCATCTCTTTAGATTTAGGATTAGTAATTTTATTACCATCCTTATCTACTGCTTGAGTAACAGGAAATTGTCTGTAATTTTTAACAGCACCTCCAGGAAACTCAAAAGTAATATCCAAACAGTCTTGAGCAGCACCATCTTTACCACCATTAGGATTAAATTCAAATTTGGTCATAAATACTCCTTGATTAAGACCAAATTTTACTGCACTTGATGATTTCTCATCATTAGTATAACCGTACATTTTTATAAATTTATAAATGAAATAATGTTTTCAACAAAAATAAGAGGATTTCTCCTCTTATTCTTCTACAAATGGGGTATATGTTTCTACTTCTTCTGTTGAAGTATTAACAACTACTTGATTTGTAGGTGTAGGATTGTTTACAGGAGTAACATCATCTAACAAGTCAATAGGTTGTTCAACTTTCTTAGTCTTTCTACCTTTAAGTTGTGGATGAGAAAATACAGATTTAAGTTGAGCAGTACTAAGATTGTACTTTTCTTTAATCTGTTGTCTTGTTTGACCATTAGTCAAGTCATTGAGGATTTCTGAAATTTTCAGTTGCATGATAAAAAATTTAATTGTTAAAAAATTGATTTGAAATTGTTTGTGAATTTGGTGTTTGAGTATAAACTAATACTCTTTCTGCTTTAAGTTTAGAATCATAAATGATTCTTGCTCTTTTTTTCTTATTCTCCTTCATAATAATTGTTAATAAGTTCAGTAACTAATCCTAAATCATTAGAAATATGAAGTGGAAACATACCTACAGGTGACTTAGCAGGATATCTACCATCAAAATTAGTTACAAATTGTTTTGTTGCTTTTTTAGTTTTGTTATCAAAGTCTTGAGAACCATAAAGAACTATGTCAAATTTACCCTCCATAGTAATATATTGGTCAATCATTTTACCAGCAGTCTTAGCTTTGTAAGTAGTACCATAAGTACCTTGAACTTCTTCTGGATGAGTAAGTACTATTACATGACCTTTAAACTTTTGAATAGCTTTAAAGATTTGACCTGTAAAATAACCAATATCCTGAAATTTATCAAAACCTGCTGTTTTAGCTTTATCCATGTAATAATCTGACATAATGTATTGAAAATCATCAATTACTAAAGTAGTAATTTCAGGTTTTTTCTCATTTAAAATAGAGATAAGACCAGCTATGTCTAAACCATTGTTAGTTTCGACATAATTACCACTAGATAAATCTTTACCTTGAATGTGCTTGTAAGATTTCTTCCATCCTCTTGCAGGTAAATCTTTAGCACTTACATTTACTACAAAAGTTGTTTTAGGGTCTAAACCCTTAATCCCAAGTTCCTCACTTGGACAGATAGAAGTACTTTTTCCGAAACCTGATTCGGAAATAATCATAATTTTTGCCATTGTTATTGTTTTAAGATTTGAAATATAATTCTCCTGGTGCAAAATATTTATCACTATGTGAGTTTTCAACTATAGTAACCATTTCACCATTTTGTAATCCATTGATGTAGTATTGAGCATACTCATCAGATGATTGTTTTAATTCTTCTAACACTTTTGTATTATCAATTCTTGTCACTCCATACATTGGTGTATGAGTAAAAGCAATTCTGACATTTTTGTCAGATAAAAGATTTCTGTAATAACCTGGTTGTGGCTTCATAATTAAATTGGTTTAAAATGTTTAATATTACCATACATTTGTACTGCCAAATGCATTGGACATTCTGTGTCACGAGATTCTACAAGGTGTATAGACCTGTAATTTGGATAATCACTAAGGACATTACCAAAATGAACATCAAGACCATATTTCTCATCAGTAGGATTAAAAAGAGTTAGTAGATAATCACATTCTTCTGATAGATTACCTGAATCTTTTACATCTTCACCTGTTGGATATATGTATTCACCATTGAATTTAAGTCTTTCTATATTAGATATAGACCTGTTAAGGTGAACTATATGGACAAATGTAAAATGACAGAAGTTTCTGAGTTCTACTGTATATTCTATCCATTTATCCATATTTTCTTTCATACTGTAACCTCTTTCTCTTTTAAGTTTACGAATATGGTCAGTAATAATAATAGTTCTTTTTGTTTTATCCTTAGGAATATATCCTATTAGTCTTTGTTTAGTAACTTTCTTACCTTGTTCTGTGGTTTCATAAGGGAGAAATGTAAATTCACCATTCTTTTTAGCATAATCTAATATGGTATTTCTCATACCAGTTGGATTATCTCTGTCTTCAATAAAATCAATGACACCATCTTTTACTTTTACACCT